TACATATCCGTTCGTCCGTATTGATAGTGCTTCTAGTAACGAAACCATTAATAATCTGTGAGGTCTCCATAGTCCGTTCAAACATATGAATTTCTTGTCGTATGTAGTTTTGTCTAGAGTATTAGAAGCATACTCATCTTTCTTAGACAATAATTCATGCTTAGCCACTAGTTCAAATAAGCTAATAAACTCTGATTTGATTTTAGGTAAATTTAACTTTGAGCTAATAGCAACTATCTCTTTGTCTATATCCGCAGAGTTTGTCAAATATAGAATGTTAGCTGGATCTATTCCTGACGCTACAACTACATCATTGTATATGTCTTCAATGACATAATGGTACGCCTCATGCAAATGAGAAATACACAATGTAACCTCACCGCTTTTTATTCGATTATACATTTCAGGTCCGGCCAGTTTTTCTATAGGATACTGATAGAAGGCATCCCCGTTTATAAATTCTACATACCAATAGTCTTTATCGTCCCAATTTCTTATAGCTGTACCGGGCCAACCACCGTGTCTGACTTTAGGTTCAGGGGCAATTGAATTGCGGTTATTGTGTGTTTCTATATAAAAATAGGAATCTTGATTTAGTAATGACATTCGATATTTAGTAGGGACCTTGATTTTCTAAATATTTGATAAATATCATGTATACTTTCATGGTGAAGGTTTATGCAGTACCCACTGCGTAGCGACTAGAACTCGCACTAACATTAAGGAAAATCAAATGGGACGTCCTCTAAAAATAGCCAAGGCTCAAACGGTCTTAACAGTAACAAACACAACAGCAACAACCAACATCGTTACAGTGTCACAAACACTAGCTACCGTAGGTGTTATTGCAGGTATGCCTTTCGTACCAGCAACAACTACAGGTACAAACTTAGTTGCAGGTACAACATATTACGTCTTGCAAATAACAGGTGCAAGCACATTCACTGTTTCTGCAACACCTCTAAACGCTAACCCAACATACACAGCAGTTACATTAACTACTGGTACAACTGCATCACAGTTGACAGTTGGATTGATTGGCACAGGTTTTAACAACCCGATCGGAGCAGCTAACACATACGGTGTTGTTGGCGGAAATACAGCATTGTATGGCAAGCAAACTCTAGCACGAGTTGCTATTGGTCAAAACGGTACTGGTACGTTGTATGCAATCGACTCTACTGAATTCGTAACTGGTATAGGTACAGATTTAGCAAACACTTTGAGCGTTGGTTCAGGAATTCAAGTTGCAGTAGCAAACATTAACGGTAGCACAAACTACGTTGATTTAGGTTTTGCAAATACAGTACCCGGCCTAACAACTGTTGCTGTTGCAAACACACAAAATACAGGTAATATCATTGGTACTACTGGCAACGCAGAAACACTAATTGTTAACGGCACTGTAACATTTAGTGCTAACTTAGGTGGTCTAGTTACTGGTACAACTTATTTCGTTAAAGCTGTTGCAAACTCAGACGCATTTACAGTGTCATTATTGCCAGGTGGAGCTGAAGTTGATTTGTCAAATGCTACAGGTACACCTGACGCACAACAAGATGTAGTTGAATTAACTGCAAACGCCGCAGTGAATGCAACTAATGCTGCATTTATATTTGCTGATGACGAAGCAGGTTATATCGTTCGTCAAAAAGGCAAGACAAAGTATTTGGTAACAGGTGGTACAACTGGTTTGACTGCACAATGTTTTACTGTTAATTCAGCTAACGCAGCACTAACAGCAAACACAATGAATATCTTGTCAACTAATGCCGCATCTGGAACTAATTTTATTAGTTCATTGAATGATTATAACAGTGAAGGGTTCCCAGCAACTGTGGCTGCAGGTTCACTATCAGCCGGTACAGTATACACTGTCTATAACGTTGGTACAACTGATTGGACTGCTGTTGGTGCATATTCTAGTATGACTGGTATCACATTCACTGCTACTGGAGCAGGTTCTGGTACAGGTACAGCGGTGTTAGCTAACGTTAACCCTGATGTTATTGCTACATTCAACACAGCGTATGCAGCAAATACATATGGCGGACAACCTAACCCAATCGTAGTTATTGCTAGCGCATAATCATGACAACCGGTAGAGCTATTAAAATGCCCAAGACTGAAACTGAAATAGCGGTTCTTCAAGTGCAAGTTCAAAACATTGAAAATGATATCAGTGAAATAAAAACTGATATCAAAGATGTTACTGCCAGCATTGCAAAGAATAATGAGGATACTCACAAATTTCTTAAAGAAATGAAAGATGCTAGTGCAAATGCTCATAAGTCTATGTCTGAAAAAATATCAGCCTTAGAAAAATGGCGATGGATGATGATGGGAGCCGGTATAGTTCTCGGATCATTAGGTTATGATACGATATCAAACTTACTAAAATAAAAAAGGGGCTTATAGCCCCTTTTTTGTTAGTGTCTCTAGTTTTGTCTGCACTACATCAAAATTAACTGTATTAAACAAACCAGGATGTAATGGTTTGGGATAATATTCTTCTGCTACCCAGGCATATCCACAGTGTTCGTTGTTTAATATAGGTCTGAATTCTTCTTCAACTGAACAGAAGAACGTATGATACGTGAAGCTACCATTCACAAATTTTTGAATAGGTATAAGTTTCCAATCTTTATCCCAAATTTGCATTTCTTCTAAACACTCACGTTCAAGTCCTTCTAGTAAGGTCTCGTCATTTTCTATTTTGCCACCAGGCATACTCCAACTAGGATTCTTATCTGTACGCAACAGATAAAGATATCTAGTAGTATTTTTGCAATAAAAGAAAATTCCTGCGGAAGTCATATAATGATTTATCAGTTTCAAATCACTATAGAATAATCTCCTTGATCGTACCAACCTTCAAATGACTTCATCCAAGCTTCTTCTTCCGGAACATATCTATATTGTACGTTTGTTGTTAGGTTAGTGACATATTCCACATTGGTCGTTGCCAATGCTTCAAATACTACTTCCCAAATCGTTCCGTTGTATTCTATGATATCGTTAGCTTCTGCTACTAAACTACCCCATGCAATAGTAGAAGCAGACCCGCCAATATTTTCAACAATTAAATATCTTCTACCGGGTATTGGTGCTGGTAAACCCGCACCCGGGCCAGATGTTAATGGATTTACTACTGCATCAACTGGATCAAGTGTGTTTTGCGGCAATGTGTCAGGATCAATATCATATATTAATATTCTATCGTCTAAGGGGTCTACCACAATTGTACCTACTATCTCTGTATCCATATATGGATTTTGTAACCATATTTGACTAATACCTGGTTGATATGCTCCGTACGTGTTTAATAATGATGTCCAATACAAAGATGTATCAGGTGCAGGTGGCAGTGATAAGTTTTCATTGGATGGATTAAATGTCTGATTAGCCGGTAACAATTGAAGTGTATTGTTGAGTAATAACACTTTATAACCATACGGTGTAATCTTTTGTCTAGTTCCCAATAACAAATCATCATTTTGTGTGTCTTGCAATGCATTACCTTTGAAAATACTAGCAATAATCTTTTGAATAACACCCATCTTCTTTAACTTAGCACTAGTACTCAACCATATAGGCATGTAAAACTTCCATGTCAACACATCGATTGGATTGCCTGTACCCTGCGGTATGCTACGACTACTAAAAGTTAAACCGTCTTGGTAAACAACACTCAATGATGTCCAATCTATGAAGTTGTCAGTAGATTGTATTTCCAATGAAGGATTGAATAATGTACCTAGCTGTTCTATTAGTTCTAACTTTTGATTATAGTTAGTAGTCCAAAAATCAACTGTAATACGCAATGTGTATGGCACCGGCATCAATCGTTCAACAGTAAATGCCTGACCTTGTGTGGTTTCGTAAGTTTGTGTAGAGGAATTATATGTTCTCTGACGAACTTGTGTCTTTTCAACAAAGGTTGGATCTTGAGTTCTACGCTGGTCGTATTCTAACCCGCTGATGTAGTAAGATATTAAAGGTGCGCTAGGCAAATTACTTGCACTATTCTTTGCGATAATCGTACTAGCCTGACGACTACTATCACCGTACATGATAGGAACACGAACTATGATATCATTACCTGCAGGATCTTTACCTTTGGTAACATACCATTCGCTGAATATTTTTGCAAATTGTAATAAGAATCTGCGTATCTGATTATCGTAAAAGTATTGTGCCATTTGTTATTCTATCGGTGGTAGTGGGTCAGGTGACAATCTAAGAATTGTTGACAAGCCCTGTGCTTCTGGCACAGTTGTTTGCGTTTGTTGTAGATAAATTTCGTTATCATTATTAATAAAGCCTGATAATAATGATTTATCATCGTAAGTGAAGCCCGTATCCGTTCTTACATTTTCACTGATTCGTACCCACATTGTACCATCCCAACGGAATAGTAGTTGAGGTAAATAGTCAATTCGTAAGAAATAGTCTCCGACTTGAGGATTTTGTGGGAACGATATACCTGATCCAGTTGGATATCCATTAGGTGCTTGACCATCACCTGATAAGTAGCCTGCACTGTATCCAAAATCTCT